ACTCTATATAACCACTCATCATAGTTCTCTTCTGGTAAAAAGTAAGTCTCTTTATATAGAGCCTGAGAGAAAGCTGGTAGTGTATGCCAGTCTTTACTCATCCGCATGCCCTCTGCTGAATGATGGTCCATTAGAAATGATACCAGTAGCTACTGCAATATCTAAGGTTGTAAGAGGAGTAGGTGTAAATATAGATAATGGCTCAAGTGTGGCTTCTATACGAGTCCCAAGAGGACCGTCACTACGTCCAGCAATAGTACGAGTACTAATACTGTAACGGTCAGTACTGAAACCTTGCGATTGTAGCCAAAGTAATACAGCCTCATCGAATTCCTTTGTGTTAAGTGTGATAGTCATATTAAATTCCTATGTGACGCATTACTTTGCGTTTAGTCATACTAGCAATAATGCTAATGATAGTAGAGATAAGAACTCTCCATGCAAACTTTAAGAATAGAGCCATTTACTCTCCCTTATCTGCTACTAGAAGTTCTGCTTTAGCTGCTGTAGCAATCTTCTTCATTTGATTGATAAGATCACGTAAACGTTTAGATGATGCCTTAGTAGGCTTAGCTGCATACATAGATGCTTCAGACTGATACTTCGATACGAGTGTGTTATATTGTTCTAACATGATGATCCTTTGATGTAATATTCTAATTCATTATGAAGAGCTACAGCTGCTTCAAGATTAGAATGGAAAAGACTATAGCCAACTAAGTGTGAATTCTCAAATGTAATGAGAGATACTATTGAGTGTACGTCAGCTGATGCTTCTGTAGCCCAATCATCTCGTGACTGGACTATAGTTAAAGCAGTATCAAAATCAATACACTTAGAAAGATCCAGAGCATCATTGTACTCTAGGAATTCTTCTAACATATCCTCAGTAAAGTTCTGTTTAACATATAAGATAGCAGATTCTGCTAAAGCATCAAGTCCAGCTTCCATTACTTTTTACCGAATGAAGGTTTGCCAAAAGATGCTTTAGGTGCTGCTTTAGCTATAGATGCGGGAGCTGATCCAGAGCCTCGTCCCACAGCAATCCATGCAGTAATAGCTTCTTCAGTGAGACCATCTTTGTATGTTACATTCTCAGCATATGCTAGGTCTTTAGCTAGTTTGACACCAGCTTCTGTCTCATTGAGGATCTCTTCTGCTGAAGCACCAGAGTTAGTATAGAATGCTTTGATGACTTTCTTCTCAGAGATCTGTCCTGCTTTAGCGTAACCTTCTGGAACAATAGAGTATTCCATCTGTACACGCATCTTAAGCTCAATATCTTGGAAGTCAGGAAGAATAGCTACTTCTTTTGCAATACCTGCTTTACCAATAGGAAGCTCTGCTTCTTCTGGATCAGAGATGTCTTCAATTCCACATACTACTGCCAGTTTACTAAAGAGTCCTGCTTGGAAGTTAACTGAACCATCGTTGTTATCAAGACGGATAGCACCATACATTACTTGAGCTGTACCATTATTATCTACAAATAGATTAAGAGTACGAGCACCTTTGTCGTTGATGTCAACGATGATGTTCTTGAGTGTGACATCATAGATGCCTGACTTATTGATTGTGTTACTACCGCCTTCGTTCTTGGCAGCTGCTGCTACGTCTACTTTAAAAAATGCCATTATATATATTCCTTGTGTGTTCTGAGAGGGTAACGTCCCGTACTCTAAGATACTATGTATCAACTATAAAACGTATTCTTCTGATTCAGCAATTACTGCTTCTAATGCAGAGATGTGATCATTTATGTTGTACTCATCTGTGGGTTGAGACTCAGGTACTTCTGAGAGGTTAGACCTACATGGAAATTTATTGTTTGTATGATGTACTGTACGCTTTCCACCTTTGACTTCTAGGAAGATAGCATTATCAGTGACTGATAACCATGAGCCATTCTTTCCAAAGTTACCTGGTGCAGCAATGACATACTTGGATGTGTCCTTGTCAAACTGACAGTGAGATGTAAATACTACGTTGATACCTTCTGGTATGATGAAGTCTTCTAAGTAGCTGTTGAAGCCAAGGATATCTTTTCCAAGACCACCCCATACTGCAAAGCCAGTAGCTTTATCATTCCAGTATTTCTCCATGTTGTTAGCTAAGTGGGTGACTGAATCAATGACAAGAGTACGAGGTACGTTGCCAAACTTGGCAACGTATGCTTCAATCTTCTCAGTGATCGTTCCAAGGAAGTGATCAAGTCCTTCGTAGGTACTGTAACGAAAGTGTGGAATCTTACCAGTGAAAGCTTTATTGTCAGTAGAGACAACAAGAGCATCTTCAATGGTAGAAATAATAGTGGTTTTACCTGAGTTCTCTAGGGCAATAATCCCTAATTTAATACCTGGCATTAAGATCCTTTTAGTGACATAGATTTGAATATGATGTGTGTAAGTTCTGGCTGAGAACGGACTGCTTGTATAGAGTCTGCCATGAGTGTTAGAGTATCAGTGATCATCTTCCAGTCGTCTTCTGTGATGACTTCAGTAAGTACTGTAACTCTAGGTGGTGTAATCTTCCCAATAGACTTCCCTGTCTTTTCAGAGATACTTCTTGTGTCGATAGGACGGTTAACATATACTAGACGTATTCTGTTAATAGGGGTGCCATTGTAGCGAAACATGAAAGCATATGCAAGAGCTTGGATCTTATAATCAAATGAGATCTTAGTAGGCTCAGTAGCACTGCTGTATGTCTTGTAGTCTATGATGGTATCACCTGTACGATTGTCACAAGTACCTCCAATATAGATGTCATCTAAGATAGGACACCATAATGATCGTTCTACTTCAGTGGGTTTGTTGTGACGAATATAGTCATTAATCAGAGTCATAGCCATATCAGGATAAGCATTACGGATAACGTCAAGCTGTATAGCATCTTCTGTCAGTGGCTGTGATCTAGCTGTCTCAGTGATATAGTATTCTACCATTTCTCTAGTGAAAGGAATCTTCTCTGCATAGCTTTGAGCTGCTGCATGAACACAAGTTCCTAATACTGTAGAAGTAGAAGCAGTGAATGACTTCTCTCCTAATACGTTGTCCTTATACCATACCGAGGGGTAGGAGAAAAACTTGCCTATAGATGAAGGACTGATCTTAAAAGAACAGTCAGGAATGTCTAGCTTAGTGTATTTAAAAATGTCATGCATTATTCTCCTCTGTGTTTGGTTGAATACGTGGATGGACTATGCCTTTCTTGCATACACCACCAAGATGATAGATCATAGCAGTGACTGCAGCTCTAGTACGGTATGGAAAGAGAGCATGAATGTTCTCAATTATCCGATCAGAACCATAATATTTACCAGTCATGAAGATACGTTCTGTAAGAAGCTGTCTATCAAAATCGCTCCATCTAACAGAAGTGTGTTCTTCTCTAGTAACTCCATCAGGATAATTAGATACAAATTTTGAAAAGTCTTCCTGAGTAGGAAGTGCAAGTGTGTTACAATGAGTACCCATCTTACTTTCAAGTTCTGATATTTGATATAAATATCCTACAATAGCTGAAGATAATTCAGCAATACGTTCCTTGTATTCTGCAAGATCATCTCTCATGTCCATATAGTGATGAGCTTCCTCATCTACAAGTATAATTTTCATTCTAGATTCCCCTTAAAAAATTTACCTAGGCAATTAATGTTTAGATACTTCTCGTCTTCTAATGCTTCAAAACACATAAGAGCTTTTACCTCTAGGTACGTAAGGTACCTCTTAGTAGAAGCAAATGCTAGTATTGTTTTCCGTAGGATGGTCTTCCCTTTGGTAAGTTCAGAAGATCCTTTATATGATTGCCATTTAGTTTCTTTTCTAATGACATCAAACTGTACTCTCTTACCTTTTATGTTACGACCAATACGATACAGTGCTTCTGGTCTGACAACACCTGACTTTAGTGCTGGAAGATGAGTCTCAGAATAACAGTTCTTTTTCCCAATGTATGAAGTACCATCATCATAATCAATGGTGTAAATGAAACCATAAGTGTTATCTGGTAGAGACTCTACAGACTGATCCTCATATGTCCAAGTCATAATGGAGTAATCTGTGCTGTACGAGTCTCAAGCACTTCCTTTGTCTTAACTGATAATACTAGTTCTTTTAGTAGCAGTCCATCATGAAATGAACGGAATACTAATACGTCTGTAAAGCCTCTGTATTCTGATAGCTCCTTACGAGTAACTGATCTAGTACAAAAATGGTGAGAGTTCTTAGAGGATGTACCTACTAATACTTTCTCATGATTGGTGTTTTTAGCACCATATGATTTAGAAGTCTTGTAGATACAAGCCTCTACATCAATCCAGATAGGGTACTGATTCATTAGAAAATCCTTTTAATCATAGTATGTATGTTTCTCATAGCATTAGCAGATGCAGGTTCATCCCAGTAAGAGTTTACTGCTTCTACCAAGTCAGAGGTGTAATCAATGTCAGCACCAAGATCATGCGCATGGTATACTAGTCGTACTAAAGAACGGTAGCGTTCTCCAGGGACTGCATTGTAAGCGTATGAGAACGTTTCTAACTCATCAGAGAGTAATGCTCTAGACTGAGCAGATGAAAGCTTCTGAGGCTCTTTACGAGGTTCTGTAGATGATGCTACAAGAAGGTGTTCCTTCACTTCAATAGGAGATTGATCAGTGACTGATAATACAGTACGTCCTGTATAAGCAAAGTAGATCTGAGACTTCGGTAGAAGGTCAGTCTTCAATGAGAGGGATTCAGCAATAGATTTGATGAATGGTCTCCACTGCATATCAGGAATGTCAACGATAGCATCAAGCTCTAATAGGATACGGAACTTGAATGGATTGGTACTATCTGAAGTACGAGCAATATGATGATTGATATCCTGAAGGATAAAGTGACATTCCTCGTCTGTTATTGCAGAATCATCAATATCAAGACATATCCACTTACAACCTCCAATGATGTTCTCCTTAGAACGCTTACCGCCTTTAAAGTTGAATGGTGAATATGCTAAGTCGTACTTGAGTACTTCATCTAAGTCTTTGAATAGGGTTTCTGAGAATTCATATCCTGAAGCACACTGAGACTGTCGTTCTTCTTTAGTGCCAGTGACTGTAAGGTATGATACTCCAATAACGTCAGTCTTCTGTATAGCCTCATAGCAGATACCATCATCACATATTGTATAAATACCAGTCTTGTCATATGATGTAGCAAGTGTGACAAGCTCCTTCATCTTAACAGCAGGTACTCCAGTGGTAGGAATGTAACCATGCTTACGAAGTTCATGCAGACTGATGAAGGATCTGCCATCTTTAGACTTGGTATGCATGAAGTCAACAAAGAGTTCGTATGGTTCTTTAACCATAGCTACCTCAAAGTTGATCATATCCTCATCTAGCATCTCACAATAAGTGATAGCTGCAATGTAGTCTTCAGCCATGATACTGTTGTGCTTGTTGAAGATAGCAATAGCTCCAGAGAATTTCAGTGCTTTCCATTGCATATGCATACGTACAAGCTTAGATATCTTAAACTGAGGATCAAGTGTAGCAGAGAGTTCCTCGTTGTACCGTTTATAGGTAATGAAGAGTTCTCGTACTTCTGGTGATACTTCTAATGGTGCTCCAGCTCCTTTAACAGCTTCTGCTGCTATGGTCTTAATGAGACCTGATACGTGCTTTCTAGCAGCTAATGCTGCATCCTCAGCTGCTGTCTCAGCTGCTAGCATCTCAGATACTGTAGGGTACTGAATAGATGGTACTGTAGTAGGT